GCAGCGATCAACTACCAGGCAGACGCTTTCAACTGCTTGGGGTGCGGGGTGAAAGGGGACGCAATCAAACTACTCATCGACCAGAAAGGTATCCGGTATGCAGAGGCTAAGCGACTCGCAGAAACATTATCTGCGGGAGGCGGCACTGCGATACCACGAAGACCTCGAAGGCAGCCCAGCCGCCGAGTATTTGACCCGCAGGGGACTGGGCTGGCCCTCAATCCAACAAGAAATTAGCCGATACAAACTCGGGTACGTCAAAACCCCGGCCACCGGCCACGAAATGCACAAAGGGTTCCTAGCCATACCGTACCTACGCAAATCGTATGAGCATGGTTGGTCGGTGGTCAGTATCCGGTTCCGCTGTATTCAGGACCACGAACACACCGGGCACGGCAAATACATGACAGTAGCCGGGGACAGGCCCCGCCTCTACAACACCAAAGCACTCCTGCAACCAAGCCCTGTGGTGGCAATAACAGAAGGGGAAATAGATGCGATCACCGCAAGTATCGCAGGCGTTCCGACAGTCGGGGTGCCAGGGGCGCACAATTGGCAGGAACACTTTCCGGAATTGTTTTACGGGTACAAGGAAGTGTATGTGCTAGCCGATGGGGATGACGCGGGTAGGCAGTTCGCTAACACCGTCGCCGGCAGTCTCTCCAACGCGAAAGTCATCCCGATGCCACCGGGTGAGGACGTTAATTCGTTCGTTACCCAGCATGGCCCTAAAGCTTTTATGGAAAGGATCAAACCGTGATTACCGTTTACACCCAGCCGGGGTGCCGCCCATGCAAACGGGTGCTAGCGAAACTGCTAGAAGCAGGTTTGCCACACAAAGTGGTGGACGTAAGCGTGGACCTACAGGCCAGAAGGTATCTGAATCTTGTTGGGGCCAAGTCTGTGCCTGTGGTTGTAGCAGAAGGCTACAACCCCATCGTGGGGTATGAACCAATCCTGTTGAAGTACCTGATCGAAACTTATCCGAGAGAGGAAATCAATGTTTGAGGGTGAATGGACTTTCCGGTGGTCTGTGGGATTCCCGTCCTTTAGCAAGCTCGTAGACACCATCCACGATTACGTGTGGGAGCCAGACGACGATGATGAATGACCCGGTAAACCACCCAGACCACTACACACGCGGCCCGATCTTCAACTTTATTGGACCCGATGGTAAACCGCAGAAAGGTGCTATCGAAGCCCTAGATGTTATCCGATGGTTGGGCGATCCCCGTTTGGCTAACGCTGTCAAATACATTTGGCGGGTTGGTTTCGGTGGGAAAGACAACGATCAGCAAGACATTCAGAAAGCCATTTTTTATCTTAATGATTGGCTGGATTACCCGGTTGAGAGGGCAACATGACGAAACGTATCGTGGTTGTGTCGGACACCCAGATGCCTTACGAGTCCCGTAAGGCTGTCAAAGCTGTGATCCGATTCATCGGGGAGTACAAACCCGACGAGGTTATCCATATCGGTGATTTGTTGGATTTGCCTCAGCCGTCCCGCTGGAACAAAGGGACCGCCGGCGAGTTCGAGGGCAGCGTGTTCGCTGACTCCGATCACGCTAAACGCAACTTCCTCGAACCGCTACGCAAAGTCTATGACGGCCCGGTGGGGGTGCATGAAGGCAACCACGATGAACGGGCAAGAACCTACCTCAGTAAGTACGCACCGGCGTTGGCTGAGTCGGGTGCGTTCAACATCGAAACCCTGCTGGATTTCAACGGGTTCGGTGTGACGTTGCTACCTACCTTTTACAAGGTTGCGCCGGGTTGGATCACCACTCACGGGCACAAGGGTGGTATTTCGTTGTCGGGGATCGCCGGTAACACGGCGTTGAACGCGGCGAAGAAGTTCCAAACGTCGGTGGTGATCGGGCACACGCACCGCATGGGCATCGGCTCCCACACCTTCGGGTTTGGTGGTGACGTGGTGAGGGGTGTCACCGGGATGGAGGTTGGGCATCTGATGGACATGCGGCTTGCACAGTATTTGAAGCAAGCCACAGGTAACTGGCAGATGGGGTTCGGTTTGTTGACGGTGGATGGTCAGCATGTGAAGCCGGAGGTTGTTCCTGTTGTTAAAGGTAAGTTCACCGTTGATGGTAATTCGTGGGAGGTCTGACTTGACAATGAATGAAAACAAAGAGAATCAAATGGATGTTATGGATATGCAGGATGAGGTTCGTAAGGCTGCTAAGACTGTGGCTCACAAATGGCCTAATGTGGTGAACGCAGATGACATGGAGCAGGATATCTACTTGCGCCTACTTGAGTCGCCCGGTTCTGTCGAGAAGCTTTTGAATGATTTTAGTGACCGTTCAAGGCTTAACGCTATTGTTCGCATTGGACACGAAATAGCGAAAATCGAAAGGGAGGACTACGAGATTTTTATGGGAGATTTTCGTTACTCCGTTGATGAGGTTAAAAAAATACTGGATAACCGCGCTCTGATTGATCTTTATGAACTGGATGAGGAAACTAACCTGAAGTCATCCTGGGGAGCCTACTTTTCCGTTAGCAACGAGTTTGAAAACAAAGTTGTGGAAAAGGTTGCAATAGAGTCTGATGTTCGGCGGGCTATGGAATCTCTTGCTTCTAAAAACTCTCGGTATGCAGAAGTTATCCAACGTCGCTACGGCAAGGAGGAAGTGATTCCCCAGGATGAGTCAGCGGAGCATAAACGTCTTGGTCGGGCACTAACAGCTTTAACAAAGGAAATGAATAGGGACTACAAGCGTGCACAACAAAATGACGGGCCGGGTTCACGCAAACCAGTGACCGCGCAGCAAGCGCGCTACAAAAGCAAAAAGAACTGGGATGACGAAAGCTCGGAGGCGGTTCAGAGGTTGATGAACCAGGCGCGAGTGAGCGGTCGATGAGCGATTACAAAGACGAATACGGATACCTCAACAACATCGACCTGATTTTGGAGGATGCCCGCCGGCAAAAGAAACAACAAGACGACAACTATGACCCGTACTGGGATGAGGAAGATGTTTAATCTACTTGACCCTCTGTTTAACGGTATGGGTAGATCGGAATTGTATCGCTCGCTGATATTCCCTGATCTGTTCCCCCATGAGAAACCAATGTTAGTTCACAACTGGTCGAAGGATGACCTTGAAATGTTTTGCGGGAGGATTTAAGTGACAGACGTTAACTTTGGCCCCACCGGGCGGCTCGTTTACGAGCGCACTTACAGCCGTATCAAGGCTGACGGCAGCCGAGAAGAATGGCCTGAGACTGTTGAGCGGGTAGTGGACGGCAACCTGGCGTTGGTGGACGCACGCCACCAGCTACCCGATGAACGCCAACAGTTGATCGACATGATGCTGGACTTCAAAATCCTGCCAGCAGGACGGCACCTGTGGGCATCAGGGGTCAAGAACGCCCAGCACCTTTTCAATTGCTGGGTGGCCGGGTGGACACCAAACCCCGCCGATCATTTCGAGTTCACGTTCATGCGGCTCATGGAAGGTGGTGGGGTTGGGGCCAACTACTCCAACCACTACCTGAAGGACTACCCGGTGGTGCAGCACTTCCTCAAAGTAGAAATCGTGTGCGACGAGGAACACATCGACCACCAAAGTCTGAAAGACGCCGGGGTGTTGTCCACAAAGTACGATCCGGACTGGTCTGGTGCGTTCCAGGTGGAGGACAGCAGGGAGGGGTGGGCGGCAGCCCTCACCGACCTCATCGAATCCCACTACCGCACCGAAACCCAGCACTACCAAAGGGTTTACGATGTTTCCAGGGTTCGCCACGCAGGTGCGAAACTGAAAACCTTCGGCGGTCACGCATCCGGCCCGTTGCCGTTGGCGCAGATGTTGATGACGGTTTCCCAGGTGTTGTCCTCGCGTGCAGGCACCCAGTTGGACGGTATCGGCGCTATGGATATCGACCACGCTATCGCGCAGTGCGTTGTCGCCGGCGGGGTGCGGCGCTCGGCACGTATGGCAATGATGCACTGGGCTGACCCGCAAATCATGGAGTTCATCAACATCAAACAAAACTCCGGATCGCACTGGACAACCAACATCTCAGTAGAGGTCGATGACACCTTCTGGTATCAGTGCAAACAGGGGGATGCCTGGACAGCCTCGAAGGTCCTCAAGGCTATCTCTGAGGGCATGGTGAACAACGGTGAACCCGGCTTCTGGGACTCGTCCTACTCCAACGTCGGTGAACCCAACCCGGTGGTGTGTACCAACCCGTGCGGTGAAATCACGTTGGAGCCTTGGGAGCCTTGCAATCTGGGGCACGTCAACCTGGCTGGGTTTGTCAACGATAACGGGCGGGTAGACGGTCTGGGGTTGTTGACAGCGCACCGTCTGATGACCCGGTTCCTCATCAGGGCGACGTTCAGCCCGGTGGGTGATCCGAAGTCCCGCGAGGTTTTGGACCGCAACAGGCGTAT